CCCGCATGGAACGGAACACCTACAAGCGACTACCATCGCTTGTAAAGAGCCTTCCCGCGGAGCAGGCCGGTTGCCCCCGCGCACGTTGTTTGACGTGTGCGGTAGCAATCGCCCGACACCGTGGAGGCGAAAAGTCTCCGGGCCAACAGGTTTGGAAAGCCTGTTGGTCCGCTTTGGTTCTTTCTGGCTGGGATAGTCTTCGTGTGGGCTGGTTCCTTCACTCTTGGTACTGCGCTACCCGACCGCGAGGTTGGCGTTGGCAGGCAGACAGAGTGAAGGCGTTGGCCCACGCCGTTAGGTGGTCGGCTCTGAGGTCTGAGGGGGCGGCTCCGGTCGTGCACGGCATCCGTAAGGATGTCGTCCGGTCGCTGTGCGCCCTCGCCTCTCGTCGGCCACCTGACGGCTTCGCTTTCTCCCGTGTTTCTCGAGCGTTGCCGGAACCGCCTGTGGAGGCGGTTGGTCCGGCAATCGAGGCTGCACGGAAGATCGCGGAACGAAGCTATCCCACATCGGACTGGGCACGTGCTTCTCTCGCTTTGTTTGTCAATGAGCCTAGGCCCTCTGACAGACGAGCTTTGAGAATACCACGTGCCCTCCCTCGGACTCAAGCCAGCTGCTTCGAGTGGCCTGCCACTCGAGGCGGCGTTGATGGCTACCTGAGACACCTTGGTACAAGCGCAGAGGCGGCCGGATCTTCTTGGAAGGATCTGACCGTGCATGCTCAAGACTCGCTGGGACGTTTCGCTCTTTCGAGAGCGAAGGTGGTCCTGCGGCCGAACCAAGGTGTCGCTGAAGACCTCGACGAGGCATATCGTTGCGCAGGTCTCCTTCTCTTGCGGGAGGCGCGTCGTGTAAACGGCACGCCTCCTCGTTCGAGAGCGGAGGGCCTGCGGGCCCCCGGGATGAAGGTGAGGGTTGTTGGCGTCCCTGACGCCTTGACCTTCATCGAGGGGAGCTGGGTCCGTGAGAGTGCCCACCTTTTGGCTCCTGGCCATTGGGTGGTCTCTACGGGCCCCAACGCATGCCCGTCGGGTCTCCAGTACCGTGTCGGAACTAAGTTCCACTCCGTCGATCTCTCCAAGGCGACCGACGGGCTTAGTCACGACGCGATACAGGTAGTCATCAACGGGCTCGCTCTCCGCGGCCTCATCCGTCCTGCGGACGTGGCACTTGCGGAGAGGAGCCTTGGCTTGAGACCGGCCACCATCTGGACGTTTGACGTCCAGGTGGTGGCTCGGAGGGGCAGTCCGATGGGCACGCCTCTTTCCTTCGTCGTGCTCTCTTGGATCAACGCCTGGGCCAGCCAGGCGTTCGCGTCGGCCCGACACCACGGAGACGATTTGGTTGGTCGCGCACTGGCTCGTGATGCGGATCACGAGCTGCGAGACTACCAGATCGCCGTTCGCGCGGTCGGTGCTGAGCTCAACACGAGCAAGACCTTCACATCGCCGTTCTGGACGATGTGTGAGGTCCTTGCTGTTCCAAGAGCCACTTCGAAGGGCGGAATGGCTGTGATTGTCACCCCTCCTTTGCCTGCGCCGGGCCTGAAGGCCCCGGTCGTAGCTGAATCCCGGTCTGGAAACCGGTATCTCAAGCGTCAGGAGAGGGTGATGGTCACATTCTTCCCTTGGATCCTTCGCTCTGCACAGCTCCACCTTCCGGCGGAACTGGGCGGGCTTGGATACTTGGGAAGAGGCCTTGCCGTGGGAAGCGGTCTTCGCGCGCGCCTTGGCGCCCTGGTCTCTAGGGACCCGGGCGTCGGGCGAACGACGGGCGCTCTCCTCGGTAAGGCACCATTCCGTGAGGCGGGCCTCTACCCCCGTCCCTTGATCCGGTCTGTCCGGCCGAAGGAGTTTTGGGCGGCCAAGCGACTCGTAGAGTCGTTCGGCCCCTTGACTTCGGACGTCGGAGACCGGGTCCCCCTCTCGTCCCTTGTCGCCTTCGAGTCGATGCTGGTTGAGGACCAGCTCCGATTTCTTCAGGGCGATAAGGTCAAGAGGGTTCGGGATGGGGGTAGACCAGAAAGAACCAAAGCCGGTTCCGTCTTCCGTGCACTCAAGGTCCGGCCTGCCAAGCCTCTTACGAAGTTTGGGGGGCTCACGTCCTTGCGTGCATGGATCTCCAAGGTTCAAGCCTTGGAGGTGACGGTTCCGGCAGACATAGCCTCTGAG